ACTGCAGGGTCGTGTTGGCATTACCAACCGCCACATCGTATCGTCACTTATGGATTACGTGGGGCTTGTGAGCTTCACGAAGAAACTATACGTGATGAAGCGGGAAGATCTTGTAACCTATCACATTCCGGATGAAGACCTGAAGATGGGGAAGCGCGACGCCGCTGTTTTCGAACTGCCGACCATGTTTCCAGTCCATTCTAGCATCGTCCGTTACTTCATGACACCAGAAGATTTCGCCAGGCACACTAACGTTCCAAAGGCGTCGATGGTGTGGTGCGAGATGCGTAACGGGCGTCCTACCCTACGGTACTACGATTCGAACCTAATGGTTGCTCAACAATCGAGGTTCTTTGACTTGCAGGAAAAGGGGAATGTGCTCCAGATTCGGGATTTCTATCTTCATGGTTTTGAGACCGTTAATGGAGATTGCGGAGCCCTGATAATTGCGTTCGATCCCGCAATGCAGAACAAGATCTGTGCGATGCACATGGCTGGATTTGATGGTGAACACTTCACGGGCGCCGCCGTTGCGCTGCACTCTGGTGTGATTGAGGCTCTCCTGAATGGTATCCGCCCGATGCTGAAACACCGAGCATCGTTGTTCGATGGTACAGTTCCGGGTGTGGTCTCAGGAGGAATCCAGGTTGAAGACGGCGAGATCACCCTAGTGACGAAGATCCCGGAAGGTTTTATGTACGTCGGGCAGGTTGAGAGTCCCGTTTTCGAGAACACCCGAACGACCATTAGGAAGTCCCCGGTGTATGACATCTGCGGTCCTGTGAAGAAGAAGCCAGCCCATCTGGCACCCTTCAAGCAAGGTGACATGGTGATTGACCCGAGAATGATGGCGATGGCAAAGGCAGCCGGACCTAACATGCGAGTGCACCCACAGTTCTTGGAGGAAGCAGTTAATAACGTGAAGCAAAAGATCAATTCTCGTGTTCGTCTCACCGACTGTCGTGTGTTAACGTTCGAAGAAGCAATTACTGGTATTGCTGGTGACGACTGTTATCCACCCATCAACCGCGCGACTTCGCCAGGTTATGGCTGGAAGAAACTCGGAAAGGGTAAGACACGCTGGTTGGGTGAAGACGAGTACATCTTCAATCACCCGGAGCTGGTCGTCGCGTATAATGACGGCATGGCGAGGCTGCGGCGAGGTGAACGCTTAGGCAAATTCTGGACAGATACCTTGAAGGACGAGCTTCGCCCCATTGCGAAGGTGGATCAAGGCAAAACGCGGTTGTTTTCTGCCGGAGAGATGGTGCAAACCATCATTCTCCGTCAGTACTTCGACGGTTTTGCCGCCCACATGGCGAGGAACCATACCGATGTTGAGAGCTGTGTTGGGCTTAACGTGTACTCCATGGATTGGGAACTGCTGGCACGGAGGTTACAGCGGAAGGGAAGGGCCGTCGTAGCAGGTGATTTCACTAACTATGACGGCTCCCTCCCTGCATCTGTAATCTGGG